CACTTCTTTTACGGGCCTCCATTTCTCCAGCTTGCTGAACATATCTTTCCTTCCATTCTTGCAGTGTGTCGCTTCCGGGAATACGATAGGAAGTCCTTTCTTTGCAAATATGCCAAAGAAGCGTTTTCGGGTAGTATATGCTCCGTAATCGGCCGCATTAAGTATCCGCCAATCGAAGTCATATCCGTATTTCTTTACATTTCGTTTCCACTTCTCATAACAACGACCTTTATCTTTGCTTACCGGATGTCCTTTTTCGTCCATGTCTCCCCAGCTCATAAACTCTTCCACGTTTTCGATTTGAATATAGTCAGGGTTTATGGCTTCAATGTAGCGGAAAAGATGTTCGGCCAGTGTCCGGCTGTCTGCATCGCGAGGTTGTCCGCCTTTTGCCTTGCTGAAATTGGTACATTCCAGCGAAGCCCATAGAACTACATACGCATCCGGATATTGCATTTTCATCTTCTCTACATGCGCGACCAGTCCTGAAAGCTCCAGCGTTCGGATGTCCTCTGTGAAATGAAGCGCGTCCGGATGATTTGCCGCATGGCTGGCGATGGCATTAGCATCGTGATTTACACAGGCTATTACTTTTGCGCATTGTGATTCGTTGACACGTGCATTTTCTACACCGGTAGAAGTTCCTCCGGCTCCACAAAAAAGGTCGATGTATAATAAATTTATCATTTTATCTGTAAAATTTGGAATGTGAGTGTGTACCCTTCGGACGTACATTCCGGTTAAACTTTGTCTGGTACTTCTTACCGTCCTTCCGGGGTACGTGACGGTTCTGTCCGACAATACTGAAATAAAACGGCACATGGCGTGAGGTGTGGCGGTTGCGGTTGGCTATCTCATGCTGGCTCTCATATCTTTCCTGGTCGTAATAATTCCCTCTGATAACAAGAATCTGTGAGTCTACAATGTTTTGTCTGAAACACTCAAACTCTGTGGTATATGGAATTTCTATTGTAGCAGTGTACGATTCTTTCCCGTATGTATTACTGTCCAGATAAATATCTTTTTCTTTAAATATCTCGTCGGAACACAGATCAGCAGCTATCGGCTTATCACTCATAAAGAATACCGGCACATTATTAGTGCGTGAATTTTCCGGCCATTCTTTCTGGGTATTAAGAATACTATCGGCACACTTTGAAAGTGCTTCTGCGGATAAAATACTTGCGTCAGTAAGGTTACTTACCGCTTGAGCCACACTATTTACGGATTCCATAAATAGGATTTGCTGTTCATTGATAAGTTTTATAACAGCCTCTTTTATCCTATTCTCCGGAAGTTTGCTTGCAACGGAAATAATATGTATGGCTTCCAGAACTTTTTCTTCGTTCAGTTCCGGATATCCTTTTTCATCAGGGAACATACTTTCCTGATATTTGAATCCAAGTTGCGCACGCAACCAGTCCCTGTATTTTTTATTTCTGTTCCACATAAATTATCCACCTATTTCACCTTTCAACCGCTTGATGGTAAGGTTTCTCACCTTGATGGTCCCTTCCTGCTCGCGTACCTTTGTTTTGAGCGATGCAACCTGCCTTTGCAGCTTTTCTACCGACGGAGTGCACTCACGCTCGTAGTTCAGCTCTGCCTGAAGCTTTTCCACTTTCTTCTCCAGTTCCGCCGTGCGTGCCTGTTCGCGCCGGTAGTCCCGGCATAGGTACTTGAAAAGTATCTCTACCGGAATGTCAAGTGCCTTATTCCACTTTTCCATCGTCTTCCTTCTGTTTGATGTACCAGTCGAACTCTTCCAGCGGTTTGTCTACTATGGAAATGTAGTCTCCATCACGTTTCAGAACGCCTTTGTTGATAAGCTGCCGAACGAGTTTCAGCCCGCTTCCGTAACCGTAATGAACATTCAGCACATTTATTGGGGCTGTTCCTATACATTTCCTTCCGTCTTTCCCAGTAATGCCTAGGTTGTGGCATACACGGGCGGCCGCAGACAATTTCTCATAGTCGTATTCCTCGAACTCGGGCTGTACTTCAGATTCGGCCTGATACGGATATACGTCCATGATAGCGGTCTCTGCGATGGATGCAATGACGTAATCGGCCATCGTGCCTTTCATGCCTTCGTCCAGCTTCTTCACCGCGTCGCGAAGGTCAGCAGCTTGTACCAGGATGTTAGTAGCTGTCTTCTTCTCCGCACCGCTTTTATCGTCGATAGTAATAAAGTACAGTTTGCATTTGTACCAGATGCCGGCTCCTTCCTCGTCGGTCGGGAATATCTCGCTATAGTTGGCCCGTTTGATGTCGGTCACTGTGAACTCTCCTGTAATAAACGGCGTGACTTCTTCAATGAGACGTGCTTCGGCTTCTGTAAAGCTGAGTGCGTCTACCAGATAGGGCTCTGTCACTTTCTTGTTCATCCCGTTTTCCGCTACCTTTTCGTAGCGGATTTTTCCTTCAAACCATGTGTGCATCATAATTTGTCCTCCATTATTTTTTCGCGTTGGGCAATCATGGCATCGGCTATATTGTATGATAATTTAGCTATCATCTTCTCGTCAAATGCTGTATATGTCTTATGATTCAGACCAAAGAATTGTCTGATCCGGTTTTTTAATGTCAGATTGTTTGAAACTGTTTTCTCCATGGCGATGTGGTCTCTGCTGATATTACTTCCTGCCATAGTTATTTTATTTAGATTGTTGTTTTCTGATCCAAAGAATTGTCATTACGCAGTAGTTGGCCAGGTCGAGATAAGTATCTTCCAGCCTTTCGTCCTTCACCTGCCCTTCACCATTATTTTTAATCAGGGAATTTATTCTCCGAATTTTGTCACCGATGCGGATTTTGGCCACCAGGAGTCCGTCTTCGTCCATTGACTTTTCAAAAGCGTTGCCATAGTCGGCATTCTTTTTGCGGTAGGTGTCAAGCTGTTCTTGGCTTATTTCGTCCATAGAAAGCGTAACTTGCGCATAGCCT